TAACAGGATCACCAGTAACAAAATCTCCATTAGATCTTTATACACAATGTGCCTTCCTTGATCCAGCATTATTAGGTTTCAAAAGCTTTTATGCATTTAGAAATAGGTATTGCACCTTTGATGAGGTCTATGTAGCAAGAGGAGAAGCTATTATGGTGCCTGACGGATTTACTAATTTAGATGAATTAGAACAAAAGTTAAAAGCATTCTCATTAAGATTAACAAAAGATGAGTGTTTAGATATTCCAGAAAAGATCTATCAAAAAAGAGAAATCGAATTATCAGGAGAACAAAGAAGAGTTTATCAAAGACTCAAAATAGAAGCTTTGGCTAAGTTTGAGAATGAAACAATATCAGTGCATAATCAATTAACTGAAATACTTAGACTACATCAAGTTGCAAACGGTTATTGTAAAAGTGATGATGGTGAAATACTTGAATTTGAAAATGAGAAACTTAAAGCTCTTCTAGAGATACTAGAAGAAACAGATCAAAAGGTGATCATATGGGCAACATATGTACACAACATTCATGAAATAATTGGTAAACTTAGTGAAAAATATGGAAGTGAATCAGTAGTGTCTATTTTCGGTGAAGTTTCACAACAAGATAGAATGACAGCCGTTGATCGTTTTCAAAAAGATCCTAAATGTAGATTCTTTGTAGGAAATCCTACTACAGGAGGGTATGGCCTTACATTAACTGAGGCCAAGTATGTAATCTATTTTTCAAACAATTATAATCTTGAAGTGCGTTTGCAATCTGAAGATCGTGCTCATAGGATTGGACAAACTAAAAATGTGGTCTATATAGATATTATAGCAAAAGAAACAATTGATGAACGAATCGTTCAAGCTCTTAAAAAGAAAATTCAATTATCTGCTAAAACTTTAGGTGACAAAGCCAAAGATTGGCTACTTTAACCTTTTACCATAGCTTTTTTATATTGTTCCAACCTTTCAAGGAATTTTTCTGCATATTCGTGTAATACAGGCTCTGAGAGCTTAAATTCTTGATATTGTAGGTCTCGGGTCGCGATAGCCACTACACCCTGCTCTATGGGCCCGTAATGCGTTTTATGGGCTAAATAATAGGCCCCTAATTGACACTTGTAGTCCTCGATCCATTCTTCTCTTTTGGGCTTATTAGACTGTTTAAAATCAACTATTGATGGCTTTCCATATGCAATAGCAACTAAATCTGTAGTTCCTGCGTATTCTTTTTTATAAGCTAATGAAACTTCATTACCCCATACCTCATCTATTCTTAAAGAATCTTTAATGACTTCAGCCATCTTTCTAGGTTTGATACCTTCTTCAGTTTCATTGTAATATTTTTCACCATTATAGTAATACTCTAAAACTCTATGCATTTCAGTTCCTACTGTAGATGCATTGTTCATAATTCTATCGGCTTCTTGATGACCGACTCTTCTTCGCCAATCATCCAAAAACTTTTTATCTTTTGTAGCAGATAATATCGTTGTTACACTTGGAACAGGAGCTTCATCTACTAAATACTTTCTTCCTGTTTCTGATTGAAATCTGTTATGTTTTTTGTAAGGATATTTTTTTATGATGTTCACAATATTCTTTTAGAATATTTTTACAATAAGTGCAACAATTAAACCGACTAGTGATGTAATTACAAACCCAGAGCTAGCTAACATAATTTTTTCTAATCTATGTACGTCAGTATGCAAATCATCAATTTTTTTATTAGTTTCTTTTTGCATAATCAGACACAGTTTTTCGTGGTCCGTTATTCTTTGGTGAGCTAATACGTCTTGTTTTACTATTTTACGTTTGACCACGATTCTGTCTCCTTTGAGCTATTGCAGCTGAAGTTGTATCAAATGGAAATAGTGATTGAACATCTTGTGCAGTCACCTGGCCTTGTGGTGTTTGTGGTGCCTGTTCCATTTGTTGACCAAAAGCAGGTTGTAATTGAAGATCATCTGTAATACTCGGATCATCTGCTTCTTGATCTCTTTGAGCTTGTTCTAAAACTGTTTCAGTATCTGCTTCAACAACTCTATTTAGATAAGCAACCATATCATTATCTAATGCAGTATTGCCAGATGGTTTAGAAAAGTCGCCAGCAAACATAGTTTCAACAACATCTTTTGGTAAATTTTTATCATCATAAATAGGTTGAGGCACCTGAAAAGATAAATTTAATAATCTTTCTTGTATTTCTTTAGGATCTATTGTTCTTGGATCTACTCTTGGTAAATCTTGTTCTTGGTCTGCAAAGTAATTATATAATCTTGCAAACGCATCTCTCTTTCTTGTAAGTCCTACAGCTGTAAGTTTAGGATTAATACTTCTTCCAGTAAACTTTCTTGTAGTTCCGAATAAACCTTTCTGTACTTCACCAATTGATTTACCTTTTAATAATTTTAATTGTTCTTCAGGTAATAATGCATCGTTCATATATCTTAAAGCTGTTGGATCTGTAAGCATTAAACCTGCTCTTCTTGCTAATAGTAAAAAAATTGCAGGTGCAAATGGGTTTACAGCAAACGCTGCGCCACCGATAAACATACCGCCAGCTACTGATCCAAAAGAACCAAGTGTAAATCTTCTTTGTAAGAACGTAGATGTATCTGATACTGGTATATCAGATATTGATTTCATATAATTAGTAAAACCATAAAAATCTTTTGCTCCTTCTTTTCCTAACATCTCTACCATTTTATCTCGACCAAGATCTTCAGTCGCCTTACCAATACCAAGCTTATTCATAAACTTATTAATATTAAATTGGGCAAAGTCTTCAGGTGAAAATCTAATATCTTTTATATCAAATATACCATTACCTGTTCGAACATCATCAATGCTAAAACCTCTTGCTCGTTCTATTGAATCAGTTCCTAATCTTTCCATAACATCTTGTGCATATTCTGTTCCAGCTTTAACACCTGGTGCTAAATCAACTGTATCTCTAAACACTGATCTTGCTTGTGGAGCTGTGGCTGAATCAAAAGAATCTAAGAATGCATTGAACATGTATCTTGCTTTTGCTGCTTGAAATAATTGTTTTCCATTTTGTGTTGCATACTTACCTTCTGCTCCTATTAAAGTTTTAAAACTTTTTAATGCTTCAGGTGAATTAGATTGAAATACATCTCTTTCCATTGTTGAGAATAATAAATCTCTAGGCATAGCTTCTCTACCCACAATTCCAAATGTGCCTTTGTTAGTGAATAATGTTCTATCAAACTTCTGTAATGATCTTGCTGCAGCAGGAGTTGTATACATGTTTAATACTTTATTAAATGTAGCATTAGCGTCATATAATTTATCTCTTAGTTTTTCTGCGTTTCTTATATTAGATTGTATGAAAGCCTCAGCTCTTTCAGGGCTTTGTTTAGCTAAACCATCAAATGTTGCTTTAATACCTTGATCTTGTAAGAAAGCACCTTTTGTGAGGTTTGCACCAAAAGCATTAAAATCATTTTCTAATGCCTCTCTTATCATAAACATTTGTCTTCCTAAAGTTCTATAATCTGTGCCTTGTATTGCATTGTTCAACATTTGTATTACACCTTTGTATTGTTTTGGTGTAATCATGTTAGTTCCAATAGCATCCATTGCATCATAAAATAAATTTATAGGATCACCTGATTGTTTTAATACTTCATCAATGTTTTTAGCTTGCATCGATCTTGCAGTATCGGGAAATAAATCGCCAAAAGAAGCTTTTAACTCTTGTGCTTTTTTTACAGTTTTATCTAATTTAATTATTGCAGGATTTCCTACAGTGTCCGCTAGCCGTTCAAAGGCATCATACTTAGAACCAATAAGATCCATGTTATCATTAAAAACTTTAGCTGCTTGATTATAAATAGAATGAGATAGTGCACCAGTTTTCATTAATGGTGCGTATGTTGTTAATTGATTTAAAAATAATCTTCCTGCTTTTTGTTCTGCTCCTTGAAAAGCCTGATTAGCTATGGGACCAATAAATGGAAATACACCTACGGTTTTAAAAAATCCCTTACCAATATTTGTAAGTGGTCCATCATTCATAGCTTGTATTAACGGTATAGGTAAACCTTTATCTCTTGCAAAATCTGCTAATTCTTTTTGTTTTGGGCCTGTTGTACCAAATAATTTTTTTCCTGCTTTACCTAATGGTCCAGCTATAAGTGGTGTTAGTAAAGCTGCACCTGAGTTCCACATAAGCGCTGACTTCATTTCATTTAATGCATTAAGTGTGATATCCGCATCTACTTCTCCTGGTTTTAGATCTGCAAATTGATCAGATATTTGAGACGCTATAAATGTTCCTGCTTGCTCATTTAACATATCATATGTTATAGAACCTGCTCCCGCTCCTGCCGTTCCACCAAGTATCGAATAAACTTCAGCTCTACCTAATGGACTTTGTAAAACTTTTGTTGGTACATCAGCAACTCTACCCAATAATTTAAATGCACCGCCTAATAATTTCAATCTACCTGGTAATCTATCTGCTAATGATCCAGCAACTTGTGCCATTTTACCTGGCCCTTTTTTCCAAAGATTACCTGATTTAGCTGCACCATAAATTTTTTCTCTCATGGATAAATAAGGTGCAATAGAACCTGTTATGTCACCAGCAAACACAGCTGTTGGTCTACCCTTAAAAAAAGAGTCCTCTGCAGCCAATGCTGTAGCTATAGGATCTTGTCTAAACTCTTCTTCTTTAGCTAATTGATCAGCTACTTCTGTTCGTTGAGTAGCTAAATCGGACATTGTAGGACCAGTAAGTTTTTTTCTTCTAATTAACTCATCTATAATTTTTCTTTGTTTAGGACTAAGTGTATTAGGATCTAAAGATCTATTATCTAACTGTTCTTGTAATTGTTCAATTGTTGCCATTATTTGTTAAACTCCTCTAA